GTTACGGGCGTGCCCGCTGTCCCGTCGTATTTGACGACCTTGTACGGTATGGAGGTCTGCGTGTCGACGAGCCGACCCATCGGGATGAATCGATAAACGCCCGCCGCAAACATCAGCCGAGCGTTGTACGTTACGCAGATGCTTTCGAGCAACTCGCGGCAGGTTAGCGGGCGCGTGATGCCATCGCCCTCCGGGATATACAGCGTATTGCTTTGGATGTAGTGCAGCGCCATCGAGCTCCCCGTCGTTTGGTCAGCGCTGAAAAAGTCGTCGGCGTAGCGCAGGAAAGCATCCGACGCGCTGAAAAACTCGTCAACGTGCCGAGCCTTGAGCAGCGCGCGATGGACGTGGCCGATGGTCGTCACGTTGTCCGTGTAAGCCGTGCCGTCGTTGTCGTAATTTACTTCCGTCATCAGTCCCAACTCGTCGCCTGCGGTCACGGTCATCGGGTACGGGAAGTAATCGTCATCGAGTTCAATGAGGTCGGTTAGGATGGTTCCGCACCACCACAGCGTCGGCGTGCCACCGCTCACCGTGTAAATGCCAAGCGCGAAACGCCCCTCGTCTTGCGATGCGAGCAACGTGTGCAGGCTTTGATCGCCCGCCTCATTGATGAGGAAATGCGCCTGCACGCTGCTCGCAAGGATGGGCGCGTGCTTGTCTTCACCGCCGTTCCATTCAATGGTGAAGCCTGGCGATTGCATCGGGATAGTTTCCACCGTCCCGCTGAACGTGTTGTCGAGGACATCGACGCGCCACTCCTGCCCGCTGTCGTCCGTGAATTGACCCCTGAATCGTGTAGCCATTAGTACCCGCCATATCTTGCCCGCGCGCGTTGCGTGCGGTCGTTTGAAAGTAATAAGTCGCGCCCACTGATGCGCCCCGTTACGGTGACGTGCTGCCCGCTGCCGCCCATCATGCCCTGCAGCTTTGACAGCGGTGCGATAACCTCCGGGTCGGTTCCTGCGTTAGGGTTATCCCCCACGAGCGCCATCGTCTCGCCGAACGCGAGGCCACCCTTGGCAAGGGCGGGCGGGGATTGCTGCGCGCGGGATTGGAAGCCCTTAATCGCAGCCCCTGCCGCCACAAGCGCAACGCCTGCCGCGATTGCGAGCGGCGGGTTGCTGATGAGGGAGGCGTAGAAAGCCGAGGCCGCCACGCCCGCGCTCACGAACTGCGCGCCCAAATCCATGAGGAAGCCGCCGAGCCCTGCGAACGCTTGGCCCATGATATCGGCCATCGTCATCGTACCCGACACGAGCCCGCCGATGGCCTCGCCGATGCCTGTGAACGCCGAGGTGATTTGCGGGCCGAGGTCGATCATCATACTAAACTCGTTGCGCATCTTGCCCATGTCTGCAGCCATCGCCGCCACGGGGCCCGCCGCCTTGACGAGCCCGCGCTCGGGCAAGATGTTCACCTGCGGCTTCGGCGTGGCCCCTGACGCTTGCGCGGTGTCCGATGTGCCGCCGCCTGCAAACATCGCGTCGATTGCGTCCTTCAATCCGCCGAGCCGCTTGATGCCGCTGGCGATGCTTTCGGGGCTTACGAACTCGATGGGCTCTTTGTCGAGCTCATCCTGCACTGAGGTCTTCCAATCCTCGGCGGCCTGCCGTCCAAACTCGGCAGCGCGCTCACCCGCACGGGCGAATGCGTCGGTAATCAATCCGGGGATGTCGCTGAACCTGCCTTCCAGTGCCGCCTTAATAATGGAGCCAAGGTCTTTGAACTGCTCGATGATGTTACTGACGGCAAAAGCAAAGAACCCAAACACAACTTTGACCGTGCCCTTAATGCCGCCGATGATTGCACGGACTGCCTTGCTTTCGTTGTAGAGCGAGATGAAGAAGTTTGCAACCGCTGCAAGTGGTTTGCTAACCTCGTCGGCGAACATGTAGATACCCGTCGCGAGCAGAGCGATGGCCGCGATGACCAAGCCAACGGGCGAAATTATCGCGCCGATGACCGCGCCGATTTGAGGCAGCAAGAATAACAACGGGCCAAGCATTGCGGCGATGCCCGCGCCGACGACAATGTACTGCTTCGTCTGCTTTGAAAGCCCTTGAAATTGCGCAATCATGTCGCTTGCCCAATCCACGAGCGGTCGCAGGACGTCCACGAGGATGGCCCCGAATTGCTCTTGTAGGTCGCCAAATGCGTTGGCGAGTTGGGTGAGCCCGCCGTCGGCCTTTGCCGCTGCTTCCGCGCTGCCGCCGTACTGCTTGTTCAGCTCGTCGAGGATGATCGTCTGCGCCTCGGCTAACCGTCCGCTTTCTGCAAGCGACTTGATGACCTCCTTCTGCTCGTCGCTGAACTGAATGCCTGATCGAGACAGTGCACTCAGGTTCGCCACCGGGTCGTTCAACGCCTTGCCCAACTGAATCGACGCCCCCTTAAGGTCACCGTCCAAACGCGTGGCAAGGTCAAGGGCTGCGGCCTGCGTCCGTGCGAACTGCTCGCCGCTGATGTTGGTGAACGTCAGCAACTGCGCTGTGGCATTTTGCAGGATGTCCTCATCGCCGAACAGCGTCTTGCCTTGCAAGCTGCTCGCCATGTCTTGGAGCTGCTTGGATGTGTAGCCAACCTGTCCACCCGTCGAGCGGAGGCCCGCCTCGACTTGCGCGATGGCTTTGGCTTGGACACGAAACGCCTGCACCGCCGTGCCGCCCATGATGGCGAGCGGGGCGGTGATGCCCATGCTGAGGTTCTTGCCTAACTGCTTCGTGTTGCGTCCAAAGTTCTTGAGCTTGCGCATTGAGTCGCCGAGCGCCTTGTCGAAGCTCTTTGTCTTTGCGCCGATGGTTACGACCAAATCTCCTAAACGTGCCATGTGTCGCGATTTTCAAGGCGGGCGCGTAGCTCCTCCTTTGTGAGTTTAATTCCGGGCTCGGGCTTCTCCCATGGGAAGACACCGAGGTCTTGTGCCTGCAATTTACTGCCCTTCTTGACATGCGGCATAATCAGCCGCACGGTCATCCACCGCGCCCGCTCCCACTCCATCCGCTCGCGCCCTTCGTAGGCGTCGAGGTAGCCCGCTGATGCCATGCGCAGCTCGGCGAGGGTGAGGTTATAAAACGAAGACGGGGCCAGACCCATACGGCCCAGCCCCATCTGCATAACGTCCGACCATGTGGCCGGCTCGCTCGATCCGTTTACGCTTTTTTTTCGCCCGGCACGTCCTGGACGAGCAGCTCGAACGCGCGCATAACGTGCGCCAGTGTGAGGTCATCGAGTACGTCCATGAACTCCACGTCGAGTTCAACGCCTTCGGCCTTTGCGCCCGCCTGCATTCCGAACCAAACGAGGTAACCCGCCGCCTCGCTTGACAGCTTGGAGGGGTCGCTCAATGCAAAGGCGTTCACCTTGGTCTTGCGCTCAAACTTGGCGAGGGCCCCGAGCGTGAAGCGGACGGGGTAATCCTTACCTGCGATTTCGATGGTGTCAACCATTACGCGACCGTATCAGCGATGACGCCCGTGAGTTGGAACGATGCGGAATAGGTCGCCGTGTCCTCGGTCGAGCCGCTCAATTCCAAGCTCGTCAAGATGCCCGACGCGCCGAGCGAAATCTCGCCCGTTGCTTCGTTGGCCTTTGCCCACTTGAGGGTCAAGGTGCTGCGGTTCTCGTAGGCTCCCCACAAATCCACGACGTCCTTGTTGGACGCGTCGAGCATGTCGATGAGACCGTCGCATTGCATCGTGCCGCCGCGCTTGCCTGCGAGGAATTCCGACCAGCCCGCGCTGTCGTTGGTTGTGATTTCGATGGTGTCGAGGGACAGCGATACGCTGACCGATTGAGCTGCTGCGATGAGCGTGTTGTCGATGTAGACGCCGAGCTCTGTGCCGTTGAAAATTGCCATTAGTTCTTGGGTTTGCGAGATTTGCGAGTGGGCCGTGGCTGCGGTGTTTTCACCTCTTCCTCGGCTTGGGGTTCAGGGTCGGGCGCTGGGGCCTCGTCGCCTTCGAGTGGGAGGCAGTAGCCACCCTTCAAGAGGCGTTCGTACAGCTCACGCGTGACGGACGGCGTTGAGCCTTCTGCCCAAATCTTGCCCGTCGCGTTTACCGCTTTGATGATTGTGACCTTCATGCCGTGCAAGTTACGCAAGTTGGTTAATTCGCGTTTAAGTAGTCGTTGATGGCAATATGGTTACCGTGGGCGATCAGAATGACAACGAAGCCAAACACAGCAGCACATCTCTCACGTTGATTAACCCATCGCCGTTGAGGTCGTAAATGGGATTCCACGGCGGCGGCATTCCTGGCCCGTTTGCCATTGCTATGTAGTCGAGCATGGCGTACAAAAACTCCGGGAGGTAAACGATGGTAACGTCTGTAATCATGTCGTTTCAATTAGCCCGTGCCTGCACGCTGCCCGCTTGCAATGCCCAGGGTCAAGCGTTTCAAGTTGATAACGCACCCACTGCCCCACCTTGCTCAACTGCCCGACGCTGTGCGCCTTGCCTATGACTGCGCTCGCTGGGTAGTATTCACCAAACGAGAGCTTACTTTTAGGCACAATGAGCCAAGCCGTGAGCCACGTCGCTGCGACCGCATTAAGTACGCTCGACATCTTCACGCCAAGCCCGTAGACATCTTGCCTAATCTTTGGCAGGTCAAACATGAGCACGTAAATACCCCAACGGAACGCCCGCACGAAAAAGCCGTAAGCAATGCCCACAGGGTAGCTTATGAGAGCCAAGCTAACCAGCGCGATCAACCTAAGCGCGTTCATGGCTCTTCACTTGGAAACCATCCAAGTTCCTCCATCTCCTCGAAGGTGCGCACGGTGGTCGTTGATGGTACAATGTTCCCAAATGGAAACGCCTTGTTTGCGAAGATGTACGCCTGCAGGTTCATGCGCTCCGTGTCCGTCAGTTCAGGAAACAACGCAACGAGCCGCTCCAACGTCGCCAGCGGATGCACGGGGATGATGTATTCGGTGTCCACCTGCATCGCGTATTGGATGCCGTCAGGATGCGCCACAAGGCCAAACACCGTGCCGTCCGCTTGGTAAGGCTCCTGCACGGCGCGGGGCGTGGTGATGCAGTACAACTCCCGCGTGATGGCTTCGGCGCGCTCCTTTGAGGTTAGGACGCCTTGGGGGAGGACGATGATAAAGCCGTTCATCAGTAAATGTTGAAGTAGTCGTTAAGGGCGGATTCGATGGCGGTGCGGTCGGTGGATTTATCGGCGTTGTAAAAGATTACCGCTTGAACGAATCCTACAGCCTGAAACGTCGAGTCGAGCGACATTACACCCGTGTCAGCTGGGTCCACTCCGCTGTCTAGCGTTGCCGTTCCTGCGCTCACGGAATTAACCCAAGCTTGCGCAACTCCAAGGGTTGAGCCTGCTATCATCGTGTGCAAATTTTTATTTGCGTTCGCTGATGTGGTTATAGCTGTGGTGCTGCTCGCGTATCCGAAATTGAAATTTCCTGAATTAACAAATGGAGCGTACCATCTTTTGTTTCCTGAGCTTGCGGAAAGCGCGAGAATCATTTGCCCGTTAGCCGTGCTGTTCAAATGTGCCACAACAAATGAACTAAGCGAGCCAATGTCCAACCCTGTGCTGTCAATTAGGAACGTATCAACGCTGTCAAAATAAAGCGCGGGATGTGTGCCGTCCAACCCCACGCCCGTAGACGCGTCGTAGATTTTCGGCTGCGCGCCCGTCGACGTCTGCACCAAATCGTTCCCGCTGCCGTCCTGATTGTACCACGTTTTGACAAAGCCATTTGTTCCCGCGCAGAACGTCGCAATCGCTGCCGTGTCGAGGTCGATGCCGTCGAAGCCAATGTCGGTTTCGGCGTTGTCGGAGGCGCGGCGGATGCGCATACAGTCGCCCGTGTAGTCGGGCACAAGCAGCACAGGCGCGAACGCCCCCACGAGGTCGTCGGTGTGGCCGTCGAGGATGGCCGCCTCCGGCGTGACATCCTCCCACGTCTGCGCCAAGCTGAACGGAATCGAGCCGTACGTCGCAGCGGTCAGCAGCGCGTCGAACGTGGCGGTGGTGTCAGCGTAGGCGGTATCGTCGGCGAACGTGTGTACGAGCGTCCACGTGGTCACGTCGCTGTCCTCGAACGATACGGCCTTGTGCCAAATCTTGCGGACGATTTTGTTGCCGCTCGTGGGGGTGTCGGTTTGGATACTGATTTCCTCACCGTGCCCGTCGGCTTGAACCGACAGGTAATGCTCAATCGTCAGTGTGGCGTCGGCTGCTTGGCGGGCGGTGCTTGCCTCGTCGTTGTAGCGTCCGAGGAAGTAAGTAATTACGTTTGGTGTAGTGGGCAGGCCGCCAACTTCGGGGATTACTTGCCACTCAAGTTCCAAACTACTCCAGCGTAACGTCTGCTTGTTGGGAATAGTAACAGGGTTGTAGGTCTGCACATCCAACAACTCGCTCATGTTCAATTTAGGCGAGCCAGAAATCCATTTGTCTATGTTCCACACAAGCGACTTGCCCTCCCTAAACTGCGGCAAGATGAGCGGCCCAACATCGTCCATGTCCTCAATCTTCCGCGAAGGCGTCCACGTCCGAACGTACACGCGACCCGTGTTCTCGTGTTTGCGCAGGACGATGGCGCAGGGAATTTTGGCGTCTGGAGCAGAGGGCACGTCCGTCGTCATTGAGTCGAAGCCGTTGCTAAAAAAGACGCCGCCCTTGGGGTAGAGAATGTCGCCAATCTCAAACGCCGACGTGTCCAGCTGGTAGATGGTGCCCGTCTGCCGAGCGTAACCCGTCGCGCCGTTGTTGACGTTTTCGGACAACAACCCGATAAATGTCTTTGGGTCGTGCTGCGAAGCGTTGAAATGCGCAACGATGACTTGATCGCCCTGAACGCCCGTAGCTCGCACAGGGCAACCTCGCAGCAGGGGCAACCCCGTGTTGATGACGCGAATGCCGATTTTAGTGGACGCGCCGTTTATCCACGTGGCGGTGTCTTGGTCGTAGACAAGTGCCTCGTGGTCTTGCGGGTCGTCGAGGTTGACGTCGGTCAGGCTGCCGAGCGCGCTTGCCGCGTCACCCCATTCGAGCGCGTCGCCTTCCGCGTTCATGACGAGAGCCTGCCCGGTCGTGCCGTAAGTGCTTGGCGTGTCAGCGAGGCGCAGGATAGTCAGCAGGTCAATCGGCTGCCCTGTGGCGATTTGGGCGTCGTCGCGGCTGATGCGAATGATAAAGCCCGCAGTCATGGCGTAGCGGCGTGGGCTGTCGAAGACGTCGGTGTCGGTGGTGCTGTATTGGATTGAATCCACGTTGACACCGTTGTACGTTCCGCGCACGCGATCGATTGCCGAGCGGATGGCGCTGGCAAGGTCGGCGCAGGTGTTGTAACTGTCAGCGACTGCGGTGATGTCAATGCTCACCTCGTCCAGCTTCGCGGGGCCGTCGTTGGTGTCGTCGGGGTCGACGCTGATGACCTCGTAGACGACGAACGGCGTGGGGGCTTCCTGCTCTGCAAGCTCGGGATAGATGCGCGTGCCGCAGATGTCCGTAACGCTTGAGGCGTTGGACAGAAGATAATAGATGGCTTTTCCTGCGTTCATTTCTTCGCTGCTTTTGCGATGACTTTCTTGTATTCACTTTCCAACATTTGAAGCGCAGGGCCTTGCGCCTTCATCTTGCCGCGTTGCATCGCGCCCTTGTTGCGACCTGGGCCAAAGTTCTGCAACCCGCTTTCCACGATGCCCGCGAACCAACCGTCTTTCCGGTCGAGCTTGCCCGTGGCGCGTGGGCCTACCCACATGGCGGTTTCTTGTCGGATTTTCCACGCGACGATGGAACGCTTGAGCGTGCCGGGCTCGATGTCGTAGGAGGGGCCGCGCTTGCCACCGTCGCGACCTGAACGCCTCACGCGAATTGTCACGGGGCTGTCCTGCACTTGGTCGCGCATTGTTTGGCGCGCAATCTTCGCGACTTTGCGGTGGATTTTAAGCTGCTTCTGCTCGTCGCCGACTGCCTTGAGCAGCGCGGCAAACTTGCGTTCGATGCCTCTCGTGTCTGCGCCGATTTCAGCGAAGCCGCCCTGCGCGACGTTGCGAACGCCGAGCGAACCGAGACCACCCGTAGATCGAGCGCCACCCGTTGCCATGCGTTTTCCCAGTCCCATTACGTCGTCGTTGTTTCGCAGACGATGACGAGCTCGGCGTTACGTCCGATTTCCTCGACGCCTTTGATGTCGTAGGTGCGGGTCGCGTAGGTCAGGCGGTCGTCGGCTTTAATGCCGCGCGTGGTGGTGCTGCTCCTGACTTTGAAGTACAGCGTTTGGCGGGCAACGTCCTGCGCGTTGTTCGTGATGGATTCGCCGATGCCGCTGGACTTCATCAGCTCGGCCCATACGGTCGTGACCGTGGCCCACGACGCGACGCGCTCGCCGTAGGCGTTCGTCGTGTAGGTGGCGCGCTCAATGGTCACGCGGCGGTCGGCTCTTCCGATTCTCATTTGAATGAAACGATGCGGTAAGGATTGAGCAGGGCGTGGATGCCGAGCGGCAGCTCTGCCGTAATCGTACCCACCACGACCTGCTGCCGTTGTTCGTACAGGTGGCCGACGATGAGGCGGATGGCGTGGACGATGGGCGCCGGGACGCTTGCCTCGGGATAGCCGACCGTGAACGCCACTTGCACGCCGTTGAAGTTGTAGTCGGCGGTCGATGGCGGGTTGATGATGCCAACGCGCGCGGGCTTGCGGACAAGGTCAGCGTACCATGCCGACGCTGCGAGCGTGACGTTGGTGGCGGTGGTGGGGTCGTAGCTGACGGATTCGACCGATTGAACAGGGCCGACGGGGATTTCGAAGACGGTGGGGAACCTGTCCATGTACAGCACCGCCGTAACGTCGCCGAGCTTGACGTTGCAGTAGTCCTCGATGTGGGCGATGGCTGCCTCGCGCAGGGCCTCGATTAGCGTGTCCTCGTCGTTGTGGTCAACGCGGAGGTGCAGCTTGAGGTCTGCGGTGGTGATGATGTCGGCGGCGGTGGCGGCTGACGTGTAGTTGATGCTATACTGCATGCCCCTAAATTACAAAAGGGGCGCAACCTTGACGGCGCGCCCCTTTCGTGTCGGGTCAGCTCGGGTTAGCTGTCAGCTCCGAGGATGTTTGCAGCGGTTGCAGGCAACGCACCGAGCGCACCTGCGCGGCGCACCTTCGCGTCGAAGAACGTGTCGACGACGATGTTGATGTTGCCGAGCTTGCGGCTGGTGTATGGGTCAATCGTCACGTCGAGGCCGCCCCACATGCAGTGGAACATGTCGCTCCAGTCCCCAAAGTAGAGGAAGTAAAGAGCATCCCATCCCGTGGCAGCACCCAGCGCAACGTTCGCGCCGCCCGTGATCAGCTCAGAAGCGTACACCGCGCCCGCGTCGATTGACGGAACCGAGCCCGAGGTCAGCAAGTTGTAGCCCAGCATGCGGCCGTCCTTCACCAAGGCGTCAACGCTCGACACGTTGGCGAGGCTCATGAGGTGCGACACGATGGTCGGGTGAGCGACGAACTGCGTGTTGTTCGTTGCGCCGTTTGCCGTGATGGTTGCCCACAGGTTCCGGACGTCTGCCGCGCTCGTTGCGACAAGGTCGTTGGTTCCCGTTTCGGTTCCCTTCACAACCGTACCCGTCTTGCCTGCCAAGGCAGTTGCGCCGCCGACGCCGTGAATGGCGTTGAACGCGATTTTGTCCTTGGCGATGGCAATGGAGCGGCCAAAGTCGGCAGCGATCACGTCCATCATATTGCCTGACGTTTGAAAGAACGCCTGACGGGTCACGGTCATCGTTTGGCCGATGCGCTGCGGGGTGAGCGTCTGCGCCGCCATTGCGCCCGTGTTGTCCGTGATGATTGCACCTTCGGCGGGGGTGGATGCGCTATCAGTCGGCAACGATGGCAACTTGACATCGCCCACGAATCCGTTGAGCTCCGTAGCCCCCAACTGCTCAAGCAGCGAGTTAGCGCGGAGTGCGCCCACGAGGCTCAAGACGTCCGTGCCGACCGTGGTCACAGCCAAGTCAACGCCCGACTGTGTGGCATCGACGCCGTAGATGCCCGTCCGCTTTTGCGCGTCCAACATCTCGCGGCCTGCGCGCAAGAGGGATGCAGGGATTTGCAACTCGCCCATTTGCTTGGCTCCACCGATTGCGCTGATTTCGTTCCGCGCTTCGGTTGCCATTTCCGCCTCCACGCCCGTCAGCTTGCCCTCTGCGGCTTCGCGCAAGGCCTTGCCCAGCGAGTACGTGCGGGCCACCTTCTCCATCTCCTTCGCATCGCTGCGGGATGAGGTCGGGGCGACGGCTGCGGCCTGCTTCATGCGAGCCTCAACCTTCGCAAGCTGCTCGCGCTGCTCCTCGGCGTCGGTGATTTTGGCGAGGATTTCCTCGGTATTGCTGCGCTCTTCTGCGGTGAGCGCCCGCTCTTCAGCCTCGGCGACGTCCTTGACGCCACGGAGTTGCGCGTCCAACTGCTCGATGTAGCGTTGCGCGTCTTGGGAGGTTTTGAAATTCATCC